CGAACATGGCCTGCCGGGTCGATGCCTTGAAGTCCTGTTCGTCCACCACGTAATCGGCCTTGCTGCGCGTGATGTCGTTGATGAACTTGCCGGCCGTCTCGTCGTAGACGTTGATCTTGAGCCATTCGAGCGGCTTGTTGTCGCCGATCAGGCGCACCACCTTGGGGGCGGTGTAGTACTGCTCGAGCAGCGACAACTGGATTTCGGTCTGCAGCTGGATCGCGAGGCGCATGTTGTCGAACAGCGCCGCAGTCACGATCGTGCCCTGGTCCTGCAGCTTGCCGATCGCCTTGCCGCTCATCGCGCCTTCGGCGTTGCCCAGGTTCTGATCGGTCACGCCGCCCACGTCGCGGATCATCTGGCCGTCGAAGATCATCAGCTTGATGTGTTCTTCGGCCAGCTGCTTGTCCTGCTCGATTTTCAGCTCGTAGCCGCGCTTCTTGGTGATGATCGGGTCGGGCCGCGCCACCTCCTGGCGCAGCTCTTCCACGTCCTCGACTGCCCCTTCGTCCATCACCACGCGAACAGTGGATAGGATGTACAGCGCCTTCGATGCGCGCTTGTTGTAGTCGATCTGGGCGTCGCGGATGTCGCGGATCACGCCGTACGGCAGGCCGTCGCGGTGGCGCCGGTAGCACCACAGCGGGGTGTAGGGGAAGCGGTTGTGGCGGTACGGGCTCTTGGCCTCGTACAGCAGACAGCTTTCGGTCATCAGGGCCGCGCGCACTTCCATCATCGTGTGGCCGGCGACGGTAATGAATCCGGCGCGGTGCAGGTCGGCCATTTCCTTGTTGTCCGGGTCCCACTTCTCGCCGTTCAGGTGCGCGGCCTCGGGGTCGTCCGAGCGGCACACCTGGCACGGCACCGGCACCTTGTACCAGCATTCAATCAGCTTGACGACTTCGCGGCCGCCGTTGATGTAGCCGCCACCGATGCCGCGCACGGTGCGGCTGGTGTAGGCGCTCTCGGTGCTGTTGACCTTGGCGCCCAGATACCAAACGTTATCGTCGTCCACCACCATCTGGGCGTCGTCCAGCGCGGCCTTGCTGATCTCATCTTTCTTGTCGGGGCAGATGGCGAGCGCCACGTCGAGGTCAACGAACTTCCAGCGGAACAGGTAGCGCGCGTCCGACAGGTCCAGTTCCTTGCTGTTGGAGTCGTGGTAAATCTCCTTCCAGTCCACATAGCGGGTCGCCAGCAGCTCCTGTGACGGGTCGGTTTCGAGCGCGTCTTCCATCCAGCCCAGCCCGGCCACGATCTGCGCCTTGAACGCCTGGCTGCGCTTGAACGGCGTGCGGTTCACGTCCGACAGGTACTTGAGCAGCTTGCTCTTGACTTCGGCGCCTTCCTCGTCGTCCTCGCAGCGCGGCAGCACCTTGCCGTCAATCCTGGTACGGCGCTCGGTGCCCAGCAGCCAGTTGATGGTCGGCTTGACCTGGTTGAACACCAGCGGCGCCTGGCAGCGGTCCATCAGTTCGGCGGCGTCCTCGTCCGACCATTGCAGGCCATCATAAAAGTCCTCGTCGGTCGCCATTTCAACGCGGTTCGGGCCTTGCTTGTCGCGCTCCTGCAAGAGCCAGCTCAGCAGGCGGCCGTGCAGCTTGTGCTCGCGGTCGCGCTCGGCGTCGCTCTTGCGCCGCTTGCCGTTGTTCTTGATCTTCGGCGCGGTGCCGCCATAACGCGCCGGATCGTCCATGGCGCGGGTGCTGCTTACGGTGTCAAAGCCCATTACAGGATCTCCCTTAACTCGTTGATGTGTTCTAACAGGCTGTCGTGACCGAGTGCGGCAAGGCGCTTGGCCTCGTCGTGGTCGCCGTCAGCCAGTGCGCGGTGGATGTCCTGTAAGGTGTCCTGGGCGTCGTCCAGCGCCTGCAGGATGGATTGCAGCTTGGTCGAGCCGTTGGGGGTGTCGGCGCGGCGCAGGTAACGCTCGGCGCGCGCCCGGTCGAGTGCGGCGGAGAGGCGGTCCAGCAGCATCACACCTGCACCTCGATCACCGTCTTGCCGTCGATCTTGATGGACAGTTCGTCGTTGCCAGAACTCGGGCGGTTGGCGATCTCCTGCTCTTTGGGCTCGGGCGGCATCTTGAGCAGGATCGGCACGCCGTCCAGGATCACGTCAATCAGGCGGAAGATGGTTGCCTTGTCGTGCTCGCTGCCGAGCGCCTTGGCCGCGTCGTGGCAGTATTTTTCCAGCAGCTGGCGGGTGGCGTGGCCGCTCGAGAGCGCGAACAGGTGCGCATCCTTCATCTCGATCATGTAGGCCGGCGTGTTCTTGTTCAACACGCACTTGTAAATGAGCATGACCGGCTCGCCGTCCACCCACTTGAATTCATAGGTGATGTCGCCCTTGTGCAGCTGTTCGTAGACGAAGCCGCCCAGCATCACCATCGGCTTACCGCTGGAGTGCAGGAGACTGGTGCGCAGAATGTCGGTCATGCTGGATTCCTTTCGTTTAGCCGTGCGAAGCTGCTTTGTGGCGCCGGACATTGCGCGCCTTCTTGGCTGCACGCTGCTGCTGGGCCATGCCAATGCCCGCGCCCTTACGGCCCCAAAACGATGTCGATTGCGGCAGTACCACATCGTTGAGCAGGCCGCGCTTGGCGTTACGCGGCGCGTTGACCTTCACTTGCGGCGCGGGCTGGGTGAAACCAACGGCGGCAGTGCCAACACTTGCAAGTGCTGCACCGATTGCGAGAATGCTGAGACGGTTGCGGAACATGCGGTTCTCCTTGGGTTATGCGCTTGCGCGCGAAATAGTAGTCATCGCGGAAACTCTTGGGTCGTCCCGCAGTTCGGGCAATGCACGCCGTCGCGCGTGACGTTAAACAGGTCGTTTTCGCAGGAGCAAACCCACACAGGCGTTCCGGCAGGTGGCACATGGGCGTATTTGAAGCGCCCGCGCTGCAGCCCGCATGCCGGGCATTCCAGCCAGCCGCTCGTATCATCGAAAGCGGCCTGCTCGACTACGGCCGCCCATTCGTGCTTGCATTCGCAGCACACGGCGGTTCCGGCAATGTGCGGCACCATAGGCTCTTTGCGCTTGAACTCGAATACGCTCCCCATCACACCACCCTCCAGTTGCTGGCCTTCGGCTTGCGCTTGGCGTTGGCGGGCAGCGCTCGGCTCGGGTGATACCCCTGCCCGTAGCAGCGGAACGAGTCGGCGCCGTTCGATGCCCAGTTGTGGAACGGGACTTTCGTGAACTGGCCAAGCCGCGGGTTCCAGGTGCGCTGATAGGCGTCCAGCGCGGCGATGCCTTGCTTGCATTTCTCCTGGTCGATCCACACCTTCGGGAAGCGCTCGCGCGTCAGTTCAATGCCGTTGCTGATGTCGGCAACCCGCGGCACTACCTCGAAGCGATGGCCGGGCAGCAGTCGTTCGAGGATGTCGCGCCGCGTCTCGGGCTGCTCCTTGTCGGTCTGCAGGCGCGCGTCGCCGTCGTGCGGCAGGTAGTGAGTGCCGAAGGTGTAGCCGGTCGATTGCAGGTACTTGACGAAGTGGCCCAGCCCTTTGCCGCGTTCCTCGTAATACTCGATGAACTGGTCGCGCAGGCCGTTCCTCTGGTGGAACCAGACCGTGGTTTCGTTGTTGGTCGACACCCCGAAGTCCCAGAAGGTATTGACCGGCAGCGCCGGGTCCCACGGCACGCTGGTGATGCGCCCGTTCTGGCGCAGCCACAGCATCTCGTGCTCGTAGTAGGCGCCCTCGAGCGCGGCATGGAATGCCTCTTCCGGGTAGCTCGGGTGCTCGCGGTGCATGTCGCCCTTGAGCGTGATGCTCTCGTTGGCGTACCACGCCTTTTGCTCATCGTCCAGCAGGATGCCCCGCTCGGCTTTCAGCTTGTCGAAATACAGGTGCAGGTTGGGCGGGATTTCTACCGTGGACGGGTCCAGTCGGTTGGTCTTTTTCTCCCACCAGGCGAAGAAATGCAGCTTGAACGAGCGCTTGGATAGCGGCTTTCCTTCCTGCTGAGCCTTGAGCGCGCCCATGCAGTAATCGTAAAAATAGCCGTCAGCGCCCTCGGCGGTGCTCTCGACGAATACCATGTTGCCCACTGCGACCGCCGGGAAGGCGCCCGTTACCACTTCCTTGGCGCGCTGCGGGCTCTTGGCGCAGATTTTCCCGAACTCGGAAACATGTAGGAAGGTGAGCGTGTCCGAGCGCATCGACATGCCCACCTGCAGGCTCGATCCGTTCCCAAGTCGTAATTCGGTCTTGTTCATCGACACCAGCCCGATCGCTTCGCGCAGCGCCTTGGGCAGGTCCATGTACGGGTTGCGGATCTTGTTGTGGAACAGCTTCATCACGTCCGGCTCGGTCTGGGCGATGATGCCGGCGCGGGTGTTGGGCACGAACAGACACTGATCGAGTGCCATCAGGTCGATGAGCGTTGTAAAGCCCATCTGGCGGGCCTTGAGAACATCATTCCAGTACCAGAGCTGGTCGAATAGCCGCTCCTGCTCCTCGTTCATGCGGAACGGGATCTTGTTGCCCTTGTCGTCGGTGATCGTATAGAGGTTGTTCAGGCGCCACTTCGGGTCGCTGAAATTCTCGATGGTCGCATCCAGGTGAGCGATCAGTTCCGGCGGCAGGTCGAGGAGATTGCTCATTCCTTGATCGGCAGCTTGCCGCCCCCCTTGGCTGCGACTGCGGATAGGAACTCGGCAAAGCCGTCTGTCTTCTGCTTGTTGTCGCGCTCGTACAGGCCCAGGTGCTTGAACAGCTTTTCCATGCCGCCCAGCTTGTCCACCAGCAGCATCTGGTAGCCGTCCTTGGTCTGCTTGACGCCGGCGTACAGGGCGCGTGCCTCGGGCGGCAGGTTGGCAGTCGGCTTGAAATAGGCGTCGCCCACGCCATCGCCCCAGCAGGCGGTGCAGTCCGGGTTCGGTGCGCGGCGCGCGTCAAAGCCGGGCCCGCCCTGCTCGTCAAAATCCTCGTAGGTCTTGGCGCAGTCCGGGTCTTTGGCGATCTCCTTGCGCTTCTTGTTCTCGTAGGCGGCGCGGTCGCGGCTCATCTCCTGCACCGTGCGCTGGTAGCCGTAGTCAATGCCCCAGCAGTTGCGGCAGCAGCGCCGGCGGAACTCGACCAGCTCGTTGACATCGGCGGTAGCGATGCCCCATGCCTCGCGCAGCACGCGCTCGCTGGTGATCTCGGTCTTCTGCTCGACCCGGGCCATGCGCTGCTGGATCAGCTCCTGCACATCAGGGCGGTCCAGCAGCTTGGAGGCAGTGACGGCAGCCGACTTCTCGCTATAGCCAGCGCGTAGCGCCGCATTCTTGCCGCTAAAGTCGATAGTGTACTCGGCAGCAAAGCGCCGCATCTGGTCAGTCATCGACCCGATGCGGTCCTTGCTTGCCGGTTTTGCCGCCTTGCCTGCCATGGAGACTCGCTTACGCCTTGACGATCTGCGGTTCCTGCACCAGCTCTCCCTCGCGGTGGCGCAGGATGTGGACTTGCAGGTGCTTGCCCACCGATTCGGCCTTGCGCAGGTCGTTGTACTGGTCCAGCGTCACGCCCGGATAGCGGTACAGGCCGCCGCCCTTGAAGCGCACGAACAGGCTGCCTTGCCCGTCGTGGCCGAGCGCACCGATGGCGTTGGACTTGACCGGGTTCAGCTTCGGGATGTTGATCTTGTTCGTCATGCGGTTCTCCCCAGTAATGCAATCTCGGCCTCGCGGCGCAGCACCAGGCCACGCAGCACACGCCCGCCGCCCCGTACCCATTTGCGGAACTCGGTGGGAACATCAGCCCAGCGGTTGGCATTGACGCGCCGGCGCAGCGTGCTGGCGGCCAGCCGCCCGGTGCCGAGGTTGAAGGCGAAGTCGATCAGCGCAGCCAGCCGTTCGGGCGAATCGACGCCCGGGCACAGCTTGAGCACCGCAGGCAGGTAGATGGTCCGCACCATCCACAGCAGCAGGGCTTCGGCGCGCTCGCGGGTGATCGCCGGGTCTTTCAGCGTCACGCGGGTGCCGTCTTCGTAAAAGGTTGCTCCGAAACCGAGCGTCGGAATGCCGGCCGGGCACAGGTAGGGCAGCAGGTACAGGCCCTCGAAGCGCCGCATCAGCGCCGCCGCGACCCAGACCGCCAGTGCTTCGAACTCGGCTCGGGTCATCATTTACCGCGCTTGAGAAGCGAGCGGTCAGCCACGAAGATGCCCAGCGCCGCACCCACGAGCGCCCAGCCCTGCTCGTCCAGCGTCCAGTTGTGGCGGTACAGGTGCAGGCTCCACAGCAGCATGCATTCGGTGGCCAACAGCGGCCGGATGATGCCGTTCCAGATATCGACCACGGCAAACCCGGTCAGGCGCCCGGTCAGTTCGACGGCTTTGCCGAAGATATCGGCGTCCACCCGGGACTGGTCTACCTCGCCCTGTACCCGGATGGTCTGCACGCCCAGATCGGCCTGCAGCTTGATGGTGGACTGGTTGCGCTCGTGCGCCGCGGCGTCCAGTTCACCCTGCAGGCGCATGCGATCCATTTCTTGGCCGTGCTCTTGGCGCGCGGTCAGCCAGGCGGAGAACTCGCCCCACAGCATGCGGAACACCGAGCCACCAAAGAAAGAGATGAGAGCCGAGATCATGTGTGCCTCCGTGGGTGTCTAGCGGCGCCCGGCGGGCCCGGCCAGTTGCTGCATCTGCGCGGCCATCAGGATCTTGTCCAGCTTGCCGTTGATTTCCTTGAAGTCTTCGCGGTTGGTGCGCTTCATGTCGGCGCGGTCCTCGTCCTGCTTGCGGTCGATAGCCGACTGCGCAATGCGCGCTTCTTCCAGCACCGTCACCCGTTTATCCATCACCCCGTAGGCCACGAAGCCGGACACCATGAAGCCGGCGAAGGTCAGGATGTGCCCAAGGTTGACGGTGGGATCAAAGCGCATCGGCGTTCCTTGCAGCGGTAGGGTTAAAAAAATACCCCGCGCACCAGGCTAAGCCGGTGGCGGGGCAAGGAACTGCTACGGAGTCCAGACAAAAATCCCGTCAGAAAAAAAGCCCGGTTCCCCGGGCCTTCCATGTTTCCGACAGGAACAGGACGAATCCTATGTGCCTATCTGCAAGTTGTCAACAACAAATTGTAATTGATGGTTTCTAGCGCTCCCGGTAGTAGGCTTCGATCTGGGCCAGTTCCTTCTTGAGTTCTGCCAGCTCGCCGCGCTTCCACTTCTTGTACAGGCTGCTGCGGTACAGCGTGGCGGGCGCGATTGCGACGCGCTGCGCAGCCGCATATGGCGTCATGTTGGCCAGCACCAGGCGCATCGCCTTTACTGTCTGCCGTGTTGGCTTTCCTGCCATATCAAACCCCCTCCTAGTTGTTGTCGTAATTCGGTGGCCCGGTCGAGCCACGCCTGCGCCTGGGCCTGTTCGCGCTCGGTCAAGAACGGCAGCAGGCTGGTGACGATCTCGATGCGAACGAACAGGCCGGCGGCATTCTTCCTTGCCAGCGCAAGGTTGGCCGGAATGGGTAGCGTGAGCAGGTTCAGCGTGTCGGCGCGGTCGAGCATCATGTTGACCACGCCTATAGGTAGGCGCTGGCTGCGCGCTGGCGGCGGTCGAAGCCGCAGCGGCGCTCCGATTCCTTCTTGCGGCGTTCGCGGAAGATCAGAAGCCATTGGCTTGTCCGGCGCTCGCATGCGCGGCGGGCCTTGCGGCGCTCTCCAGGGTGCTGGTTCATCGCTGCATCCCGGGAAGCTTGATGCGGAACCGCTTGAGGTCGATGTCGCGCGCCAGCGGCCTTGCCAGCACCGCCGGGATGCCGCGACTCGGCGTGACGATCTCGTAGCGGCTGCTGGTGGTCTGGTCGTACTGCGTGCCATCCTTTCCGGTGCAGCGGTAGCCGATCGACGGGATCACCTGCGGGTCCACGTCGTCCGGGACCGGAACGCCTTCGAGCGCGGTGCGCATGTGGCATTCCTTGACCGGCTTCGGTTCGGCGTGCAGCGGGCGGGCCGATACTGCGGTGATTGTCAGCGCCATGGCCAGCGCCACCAGCATGTCATGCTGCCTTGGCATCGCTCGCCTCCTTGGCCGTGGGCTCGGTCAGCATCATCTGCTCGGCATAGAACCAGCGCCAGGCGAAGAACGCATCTTGATGTTGCTCGCGCGCCCAGCGCCGCAGTTCGCCCTGCGCGGCCTGGTATTGCTTGAACAGCGCCTGCGCTTCGAGCGATGCGTCCATCCTGTCGAGCGTGCCGGCGACGAGGCTCTTGAACTGCTCGCGGTCGCCGGGGCTCAGGTGGTCGTAGGTTGGCAGCTTCGGCTCGTCCTCCTTGCACTTCTCCACGAACCAGTCGGGCATGGCCGGGGCATGTGCGGCGTAATACTGTTTCAGGTTGATCGAAGCCATCAGTGCGTCCTCCGGTCGTAGGGCTGGGCCACGATCGTCTGGGCCTGTTCGCGCAGTTTGGCTTCGGCGGCCAGCGCGCGCTTTTGCCAATACGCCATGTCAGCGCGTGCCGCTTCGTAGTGGTTCAGCACGTCCGAGGCGCCGGATGTCGCCGCAAACTCGGCCAGCGTGGGCGCGTCGGGGGCGGGCTTCGCGGGCTTCTCGGCCAGCTTTCCCATCGCGGACAGCATCGCATCGGCCATTTCGACCGACGAGGTGGCCACGGTCGGCAGGTGCAGGCTTGGCTGCTCAGGATCGCGCCCGGCGTTGGCGATGAATGCCAGCATGGCGCGGCTGGCCATCTCGTGGCGCGGGGTCCAGGCGGGGCTTTGCTGCTCAGTGTCTACTTGGGAATCCATGTGGCACCCGATCACAGGCAGGACATCAGCGGGGCAGGAACGCCGATTAGCTCGGCTTGAGCCATGGCTTCGGGTGCCGCGTCGGGCGTAATCACCAGCCGGAACTGCGGGTTGTCGAGCGCGTACTGGATGATAGGCGTCACCGGGCCGCTGTACTGCATCAGCAGCTGCTCTGCTGCGCCCAGGTCGATATGCACCTGCTGGCCCGCCTCGAAGTGTCCGAGCACCGTATGCGTGTCGCCGATTTGACCGCTTGCCACGTTCTGCGCCGTGTAGCTGACCAGTTCAACCGTGAAACCGCTCGCTTGCGCACCGTCCAGCCACATGACCGGATGCGTGGCGCCGTAGGTCAGCACCGGAAGCAGCCAGGCCGGCGTGTCGGCTGGAACAACGGGATGCTGGAGCGCGGTCAGGTCGAGCACCCCTTCTACCGGCGTCAGCGTGTCGAGCATCGTGTGGGACAGCACGTTCTGGTTGGTGTAGCTGCGAAGCGTAAGCATGTTACCTCCTAGCTTGGGTTGGGAAATGAGGCGGCGCGGTGTCTAGCGCGGGGCGTAACCGGCTTCGCGCAGCCCGGCCTGCACCGCCTCGATGCCGGCGATCATCTGGTAGGCGCGGCGCTTGCGCTCGTCCTGGTCCAGATGGGCCTCCGTATAGTCGTAGAAATCGTTGAACGTGGACCGCTTGCAGAACTGCGCAAGCTGGTAGGCCACGTCTTCGTCGGAAACGGTGACGCTGAAAGTAACGGTTGCCACGGTGTTCTCCTGTATGGAGCGCCCCGAAGGGCGGGTTGGTGTTAGGCGGCGAATCGTGCTGCCGCCAGATTGACTGCCAAAACTAATGCCGCGAGTGCCAGGATTGCGCGCAGCTGGTTCCCGCGGCTGACACGCAGCCAACGGTCAATTCGATCGATCATGACGGCAAGCGGTCGGTATCGGTAAAGCGCGGCAGAAAGCAGTCACCCAGCAGGCCGGTAGTGCGGTCGATATGGCGACGGATACCGGCAACGTCGTGCGCGAAGTTGAGCGGGTCAGCGTCGAGCAGTTCTTGCAGTTTGAGCGGGCAGCCCTGTGCGATGGTCGCTTTCAAGTCCATCATCGTGTCCATCCTCGACTGCTCGATACGGTGCGGACCGAACAGTTCTTTGTCAGCGCGTTCTGCGATCCTCGCAATCAGGTCGGATTCTTCTTTACTTACTTCGAACGAAATCATCACCTACCCCTTGTCATCTATCGCCGCGCCCCATGCGCCAGCTCTGCAACTGACAATAAGTATTGCACGGCATCCCGTATATTACAAGATTATTTTTTGTGAATCGTCAACTTATGGCAACGTCGGAGCTTGTGAAAGTGCAAAAATAAAGCGCCGGGCCGGTTTGATCCTGGCTGCGGCGCTTTTGGAACTTATATATCTTCCAGTTATAACGAATTAACTTTTCCTAGTCATCTGGTAATACAGGGTCTTCCGGCATCTTGAGCGCGTCATCGCGGTTCGCCATGTTCATCGGGTCGCGGTCGCGGCGCTCCAGGTCGAACTCCATCTTGCCGGGTTCTGGCCAGATGGCACCTGGAATCTTGATGGGGGCGCGCTCGTCCGCATAGCCTGCGCCGGGGTCCAGCAACTCACCAGGCTGGTCTGGGTCCACGTATTCGGCCATCAGCGGGGCTTGGGCGGCAGTCAGCATGCACTTCGGCCCGCTGGCAGTTAGAACCGACGAGGTCGGCCAACGGGCGCTGGGTTCGGTTAGTACGATTTCATCCGGCCACAGCTGCGTTGCCCCTGCTACGGTGATCTTCACGCCGTTGCTGGCCTCGAATTCGTCAACGTCGCTCCCGTAGGGGCTGGTTTGCAGAAGTTCGCGCAGCGCCTCGTCCACGGCAAGGCACATATAGTCGTCGCCTTTGGTGGGGTGGGTAAACGTCATAATGACGCGGCGCTCAGGAGCGATGGTGCTATGTTGCGCGATAAGTGCTGCCAGGCGCGCATATTTTTCTTCAGTCGTATGGCCGTCCCACCCGCGGCTGTAGAAGTTTGGGATTCCAGCGAACAGGCTGGCGTGGCTGTCGTGGAAGTGCCAGGATGCTTGCCCAGTCGGCAGGTCGATGTACACGCAGCCGTGCCAGTCCTCGCACCAGCCTTCGATTGCGGTCTTGGTTACGCCGGATGGGAAGCACTTCGCTAGTGCGGCAACGACCATGTTGCGCTCGAGGTAGGCGGCATCCTTGCTGGCCTCCATCGCACGCAGTTCATTCTCCAAGCTTGCGATCTTATCTTTCAGGGCGTTGATCTCGACTTCATCGGCGGCGCGCTGGTGGTCGGCTGCTATATCTCCTGCAATACTCATGGTTATCCCCTGTTTATTGTTGAAATTAGCCCGATCTTGGAATTTCATGCTTCGGACGCTCGGGCGAGTCCGAATAAAGTTCTGTTTTAAACTATTGGCACAGCATTTTGCCCCTGATTTCCTTGCGCGCGGCGTCGGTGTCCATCTCGATGCCGGTGATCTGGGCACGGATGGCGGCCAGCTCGGTAGCGTGGTCGGCCATGTTGCGGGCGATGTCTAGGTGTGCGCTGTGCTTGAGCTGGGACCAGAAGCGTTCCTCGCGCTCTTGCCACAGTTGACGGTAGCCGTAGCTCTCGCGGGCGCGCTTGCCGGCCTCTTCCAGCTTGCGAATGGTGCGGTTATCCAGCCAGTTCTCGATCCACAAAGCGCCGGCGATGAGCAGCACCACGACAGCGGCAAGCATCAACAGGCCGGTGTCGATGTCGTTGGGGTTGGGGTAGTTATGCATGTGCGACCTCCTGTTGTGGTTGTGGTTGTGCGGCTGGTGGTGCGGGAATCGGGTTCAGTAGTTCGCCTAGGCTGGCCAGTGCGTCAGCTTCGATCTGGCGGGCGTAGCGGTCCACAGCTTGGGCGGCGCGAGCCACCCGTTCGCGGCCTACCTTGAATTCTTCGGCCAGCGCGTGCAGTTCCCACTTCGCATCGCGCTCCTGCAGCGGCAGGTAGTGGCGGCGCATCAGCTTGCCCACCAGTGCGCCGTTGCCGATCAGCCGCGTCAGCAGGGTGCAGAACAGCGGGTGTAGGGTCACGATCGCCCGCCGCCGGGCGTCGGTGTCGCGCGAGAAGGCCGCGGCCAGTGATGCCGACTCGGGCCTGAGCATCTGGCCCTGCATGGTGCGTAGGATGCGGGCGGCGTGCGCGCGCAGCTGGTGGGCGTCTGTCCCTTCCGGTAGCGTCGGGGTGCTCGTCACCCGGGCGTCGGCCAGTGCCAGCCGTACCGCGGCCCCTTGGCTGCCGATCTTGTAGGCGTCGAGCGCGAAGGCAAAGCGCACCGCCTGGCGCGTGTCGGCGAAGATCCTGCTGTACTGGTCGTCCATGCATCCCCTCTTGGGTTGAAGTTTTGGAGTGCTGCCGTTTGTTATTTGCTGAACTCTTGGATGGCCCAGCTGCCGTCTTTCTGCTTGCTGCACTTGAACACGCGGAACCATGGCAGCACTTCCGCGCACAGCTTGATCTTCATCTGCCCCTTGTCGGTCGTGAACGCGCCCTTGGTTTCGTGGATTTGCAGCTCGCGGGCGGCGGTCATCACCAGGAAGTCGGGCTCGTAGTAGGTGCGGTCTGCCAGCCGCACGCGGATCGGGTGAAAGCGCCAGTCGATGATCTCGCCGGTGTGCTTCTTCGCCTCGAGCAGCTGAGCATAGGCGGCTTCCGTCTTGTTCATGTCGCCCTTGGCCAGCCTGCCCAGCGCATAGAACGCCTCGCCCGGGCCTTGGGCATTCTTGTTCGGCGCGGGCGGGGTCGGAGCTTTGGCCACGTTCTCCAGCAGCCGACTTACGCGCTGGTTTTTTTCTTGCTCGGTGCGGCGCTGGAACTCGGCCAACTGCTCGGGCGTCCAGCGGATTGCGCCACTCTTAGCCATGGGTCGCCTCATCGAATAGGGTCAGTTGCGGGGTTTCGGTCGGCGCCG